GGGCGCGGCTGGACTGGAGCGATCATGGGCACGGATTATGCACGGATCTACCGCGTCCAGACAACCGTGCGGCGTTGGACCGGCCGAACCTTCGCCATTACCACTTTCCGGTCGATCAGTTCTGGCACAAATGTCAAAGCTAGCGAGTCGGCCTTGTCGGGGGACTTGCCGCCGTTCTTCTTGCAGTCCTTCTTGCTCTGCAGCTGGATGCGGAATTTCGCGTCGTAGCCGTAGTCGAGGCTGGTCAACTCCTCGCTCAGCGGGTCGTCGTCGGGGATCTGGCCGTGCTCGAGGAAGTCGCGCATCTTGCCCCAGCACTCCGATCGCTGGTTGAAGTACTGCTTGTCGTCCTTCGCCGGCTGGCCCCACTGCACGGCGATCAGCGGCGGCAGGCCCGGCATGCGGCGCAGTGCCGAGTCGAGGTCGGCGCCGTTGCCGATGGCGTCGTAGGCAATGCAGGCGATCTGGCCCTCCTTGCGGCAGATCTCAAAGACCCGGCTGGCGAGATCCGGCCCGTCGAAGCCGGTCAGGGCTACCTGGAAGTGCACCTTGAGGCCTTGGCGCAGCGTGATGACGCTGAAGTCGTCGCCGAAGCGCGCCGGGTCGACGGCGAGGAACTTCGGGTAGGCCTGGTAGACCTCCACGCCCAGTTTGCGCCGGCGGGCCTGCATGGTGAGCTCGGGGCTGATGAAGTTCGCGTAGCCGGCTCGCGGGAACTGGCCCTTGACGCGCACCCGCACGAAGTCGCTGTCCTCGCCGTACTCCTCGACCCACGCGGCGATCTGCGCCTTGTTGGTGAAGCTGACGGTGCGGCTGTCGACGCGGGTGTAGGTGTTGCGCTTGCCCTGCGTGCAGTTCTTGAAGAACCGGCCGCTGGTCTTCGTCGGGTTGCCGTAGCGCAGCCACAGGATCTGCGTGCGCGCGTCGGTCAGCGCGCCCTCGGTCACCTCCCAGATGGCGTCGTCGATCGCCGAGGCCTCGTCGAAGATCACCAGGATGCGCTTGCCCTGGTTGTGCAGGCCGGCGAAGGCTTCGGTGTTCTCCTTCGACCAGGGGATCTGGTCAATGCGCCACGACTTCTCGCGGTCCTTGTCGCCGGCGATGAAGATGGCGGTGGCCGTCAGCGTGAACAGCTGACGGCCGATGAATAGCTGGTACCACTTCGACAACTCGGCCCACGTCTTCGTGCGCAGCTGGTTGTCCGTGTTCGCCGTGACGACGCCGCGGGTGTCCGCGGCCGTGCTGATCGCCCACAGGATCCACCAGGACACCTGCGCCGACTTCCCGATGCCGTGGCCGGAGGACACGTCCTCCTCGATCACGTCGCCCTCGATGCCGCCGGCGGTGATGCGCTCGCCGACCCGCGTCATCTGGTCAAGCTGCCACTGCTCGGGACCGGTCATGTCCTCGAGCATGGTGCCCTTCTCGCCCCACGGGAAGGCCCAGCGCACGAACCCGGCAGGGTCGTCGTGGAAGCTGGCCAGCTTGTCCAGCAACTCGCCGATCTTCGACCCGGCGTAGGGGTCCGACTTCTCGCGCAGGGTGTCTACTGGCACGGGGATCTTGAGTTGTTCGGGGTAGTCGAAGGTGTCACGGACGTAGCCGTGGAACTTGTTCTGTGCCGGGTTGTTGAGCCGCCAGTCCTTCGCCGCGAAGTTGTTCGGGCTGTGCACACGCTGGAACGACCGCGTCCCTTTCGTGTTCTGGTTGGCGTGCTTCGACCCGTCGGTGGGCTGCGGCGGCATCCACCCGGGTGGACGCGGCCCGAACCATCCACTGCCCTTGCCGCCCACCGCTCAACGGATCGTGCTTCTGATCGTCGGCAGCATCGCCACGTCGTCCACGTCGCCCATGGCGACCGCCTCGGCCTGGCCCTCGTAGGTGGCGGTCGGGTAGCCCTCGGCGGCCGGCACGGCGCGGCGCTGCGCGGGCGGCATGTGCTCGACCACCTCCACGGCGCGGGCCAGGCCGGTGCGGTAGGACGCGCCTTGCGAGTAGCCCACGCCGGTCGCAATGGCGCGGAACTTCTCGGGGTCGGTGGCGCGGGGCTTGTGGGTGCTGTTGCCGGGGTTCTTCATGCGGTTGCTCCTTGAGGGAATGCGTTGATCCGTTCGGCCAGAACCGTGGCGTAGTCAGCCATTGCCGACATCTGCCTCAACAGCCGATCCCGCTCGGCGCTGTCCAGTCCGGCAAAGACCGGCGAGTCGGTGAAGGCCTGCAACCGCTCGATGCGGCCCAGCAGTTCCTGCGACTCTTCGACAACACGTTGCTGGTGCGGCTGCAGCATGGCTCAGTCCCAGAGGTTGGAGTCCGGCTCAGCCGCCGGCGGCGCGGAGACAATGATACGCGCCTCTTCGGCCGCTGTGGCGGGCTCGGGCACGCGCTCGACGTAGCGGGCGTCGTCGACGTCCTCGAGCGGGAAGTCCTCGCCCATGCGGCGCTTGGCGCGGTTCAGGCGATCCGCCAGCGCGGTGGCCAGTTGGTTCACCCCGTCGTCCTCCGCGCCCACGATCTTGAAGTGCCGGGCCAGTAGTGCCAGCGCGGCCATCTTGTCGGCGCGCTTGATCTTCTTCGTCACGACGTCCTCGGCCACCAGGTTGCCGTCGTCGTCCTTGCGCATCTTCTGCTGCACCTCGACGTCGATGCCGGTGATCGTCGCGGCCACGTCGTCGGGCAACTCGTGCACCGGGATCAGCCGGCCCTCCTCGTCGAACAGCCCTGCGGCGCTGGCGAAGGCCACGCGCGCCAGTTCCTCCTTGACGCGCTCGGCCGTGATGCCCAGGTCCTGAAACTCCGCGGCCTGGATCTCCTGGATGCGCTTGGCGATGCGCGGGTCCCTGAGCAGTTTGGACACGGTGACTCGGCCCATCTTGAGGTCCTTGGTGGCCTTGAGGATCGAGCCGTGCATCACGTAGTGCTGGCAGAGGTGCTCCCACTTGGTCGGAAGCGGCACATTGGCGATTGCAGTTTTTTGCATACGGGTCAAATTTCAGGTTTTGGATTCTGCAAATTTTTGCAAAAGCCTCGAATGTTCTACGTGCGAACGTGCAAAATTTTTCGTAGACCTCGGATCTCGGGGAACGGGTTCCGGGGAACTGGGGGTGGGGACCCTCAGAGGGGGTAACCCCCCTCTGCGATTGCGGGCCTCTCCCCCTACCCCCACCCCCTCTTTCCTGGCGATCTTTTCCTGGGCACCCGTTCCCTGGCACTCGCGATCCTCGAGACGCCCAGCGCTGGCGCGCGTCGCGTTATCCACAAGCCACGGATCACGGGGAACGGGGCGAACATGCGACAGCGGGCGTTATGTCAACCGCAGTTCAGTGCTGTAGCGGGATCTTGTCCACAGCCTGACCGATGGCGGCGCGAAGGGCTGCATTCCAGTCTGCGATGTGTTTCTGGCAGCCGGCCACGGCTGACGCCCAGTTGGTGCCACGCACGGCTTCGCGGTGGCCGCCATCTAGCAGTGCCTGCACTACCTGCGTCACGCACTGTTTTGCGAGCTCTAGGGTGTCGTCGACGGGCACGGCACTGCGCCAGCTGGCAGCCTTCGACAGATCATTGTCGAAAACGAACAGAATCCCGCCAGTTTCGGGCTCATTACCCTCTAATCTGTGCAGATTGGCCATGGTTTATTGCACGTAGTGAAATGTGACGCAAGTATATTGCATATTGCGAGAGAAAACAAGCGAAAAATTGCAGGTAGTTGAGGCTATCGGGAGACGAGCGGCCATAGGTTTCTACTATGGTGGCGTGAACGTGCAAAAATTTTCGTTCTCACGGGGTCCGATCTTCAAATCTATCTGCTTTTATTTGCAGACTCGCACGCCGATAATCTAGGCACTGGTTCACCACTGCTAAGGACTGCAATGCGTTACTTCCGTGTCTTCTGGATCGACCGCAACGGTATCGAACATCGTTCGGACCCTCTCACTACGTGGCTTGACGCGATGAACTACCGCGCTGAGTTGATCATCTCTGGCGCAGTCTCCGCGCCTTGCTCTGCACACCTCGTGCAGTACTGAAAGGACCCGACACCATGGACCACATCGGACACATGCCCCTCGCCTACCAGTGCGCATTGGACACCCTCGACAACGGAGAGCGCACTGCATCCCGGCTGCGCGGCCTCGTGGATCACTTCGAACGCTCCACCGGCCTGCAGTCAACGCCCGAAATGGCGCAGCATCTGCAGGGATGGCGCGACGCGACGCAGCGCATCGCCGGGCGTCGATTCTGGAATTTCAACTCTGAGGCCTGACACCATGCATACCGTTCACTTGTCCAATGGCACGCAATACGCTGCCCGTCTGGAAGTGTGGGATGACCTGAACCCGCAGACCCGGGGCCCGTGGTTCGCGCTCTACTGGGCGAATCCCGGTGAAAGCACGGGCGTACGCGCGCATGACAACTATCTGTCATTCCGCACCGTCAAGGCTGCAAAGGCCTACGGGGAAAAGCACTTCGGCGAAACCGCTACCCGATTCATCCGCTAAAGGACCCGACACCATGGACACCCGTAAAGAAACCCTCATCGCTTGCCTGCGCAAATTCATCGCTCAACGCCCCGGGCTGGAATTCGGCAACTACGGTTCGCTCCCTGCGTACCGTAGCGAAATGCGCAGCATCACGAAGGACCGACACCACGCCGAAGCGATGCTGTCGTCTGTCGCCTGGCGCGACAGCATCACGGCCGATACCATCCTTGAGGCTTCGAAGCACGCATTCTCAGGGCGCCTGACCATCACGGAGCACGCCATTTTCCCGAAGACCGATCCGCGCCGCTTCGTGCTGGATTACTGCGCTGGCCAGTACTGGCCCACCGAATACCGGCGCGCAGTCTGCAGCGTGCTGTCCTCGGCACTGTGGGACTACTGGCGCGAGTGTGGGGGCGCTGCATCCACGGGTGACGCGATCCGCAAAACCGCGGCCGCTGAACTGTCGCGCAGCATCGCGCAGCGTTGGTTTAACTGAGGACTGACACCATGGAAAACCTATACCGCGCGGTTGACGCCGCAGAGCTCGTCCGCGTGCTGGGTGCGCAGTGTTCCCCGGATCCGCAGCGCAAAGGTTACGTCATCGGGCCCGACGTAACCGGCCGCCTATGCCACGTTGCGTCGTGCTTCAGCATGGGCGATGCCGTCCGTCGGGCCGAAGAGATGAACCGTAAGGCGAAGGACTGACACCATGCGCCCCGTTTTCATCCCCTGCACCTACAAAGGCCGCCCGGCCGTGCTTGACACCATCGCCCGGGTTTTCTACACGTGCGACTCGCACACGCGCGCCCGAGACTGGGCACGCGAGCTCAATGAAGGGAAGTAACCGCCGTGGTTAACGTCTTCCGCATCCTCTTCCGCGTGCTGGGCTTCGCGCTCGGTCTCTGCGGCCTCGTCCTTTTCATCGCCTGGCACGGTACGCGCGAACGCGATCACGGCCGGCGCAACCGCAGGGAGCACTGACACCATGAAAACCCGAGACGAGATCGAAACCCTGTTCGCCTACATCGTGGGCGTCATCGCGGCCGTGGCCTGGTCATCGGCCCTGGCATCCCTCATCGAAGCCCTGAGGCACTGAAATGAAATACACACTCGACCGATCCGACACGGTAACCGCGCTCAACGGTGCCACGCTCTACCGCATCCGATACGAGGATGACACGCGCGGTGGATACCTGCAGTCAACCGCGAACCTCGACCCGACCGGCAACGCGCGGGTGTCCGGCAACGCGCAGGTGTACGGCAACGCGCGGGTGTCCGGCAACGCGTGGGTGTCCGGCAACGCGCGGGTGTCCGGCGACGCGTGGGTGTCCGGCAACG